TCTTTTTAGAGTATGTAGCAAGACCACAGACAGCAGAGATATTTTTTGAAGAAGTATTGATGGCTTGTATATTTTTTAGTATGCCCATACTTATAGAGAATAATAAGCCTAGGCTTTTATATCACTTTAAAAATAGAGGTTATCGGGGATTTTGTATGAATAGACCCGATAAACATTTTAATAAACTTTCAAAGACTGAAAAGGAACTAGGAGGTATACCCAACACTTCGGAAGATGTAAAACAATCACACGCCTCAGCTATTGAGTCTTATATTGAAAAGCATATAGGAATGGATTTGACAGGTGCATATAGAGATTCATCGGAGATTGGAACAATGTATTTTACTAGGTCTTTAGATGAGTGGGCAAGGTTCGACATTAACAATAGAACTAAGTTTGATGCGAGTATAAGCTCAGGTTTAGCAATTATGGCAAATCAAAAAAACCTATATTTACCTGAACAAAAACAAAGCAAAATAAATCTTAACTTTGCAAGATATGCTAATAGCGGTAATTATAGTGAATTAATCAAATAGATGAAAGACGTAACGATAAATATTTCATCTGTAGGTTTTCCAAGTCAGTTTGTATCAGACTCAGAAAAAGCAACCAAGGAATTTGGATTACAGATAGGACAAGCAATACAATACGAATGGTTTAGAAAGGACTCAAGTGGCAGTAGATACTACAGTCAGTGGAGAGACTTTAATCGATTAAGACTTTATGCAAGAGGAGAACAATCTATTGCTAAATATAAAAATGAGTTAGCGGTAGATGGAGATTTGTCTTATTTAAATCTTGATTGGACTCCCGTACCTATACTTCCTAAATTTGTAGACGTTGTTGTTAATGGAATGCAAGATCGTTTATTTAAAGTGAAGGCTTATGCTCAAGACGCATTATCACAAGCTAAAAGAAGTAAGTATCAGAACATGGTAGAAGGTCAGATGGCCGCTAAAGATATTCTGTCAACAGTTCAAAAAAACACAGGTTTTGATCCTTTTATAATGAATCCTGATGAGTTGCCTGCAACAGACGAAGAGCTTTCTTTGTATATGAATCTAAACTATAAACCTGCAATTGAAATCGCTGAGGAAGAAGCTATAGATACTATGTTTTCTGAAAATCATTATCAGGATATTCGTAAACGAATAGACTACGATCAAATGGTTATAGGAGTTGGTATGGCTAAACATGAGTTTCTCCCTGGTTCAGGAGTAGAAATATCTTATGTTGATCCTGCAAACGTGGTTTATAGTTATACTGAAGATCCTTACTTTAAAGATTGTTTTTATTGGGGAGAAATTAAAACAGTTTCTTTAGGGGAATTAATAAAAATAGATCCAGACCTTGACAACGAAGATTTAGAAAAAATATCACAATATAGCCAAAGCTGGTTTGACTATTTTAATACAGCTCAATATTATGAGAACGATATATTCTATCGCGACACTTGCACCCTAATGTATTTTAATTATAAGACTACAAAAAAAATGGTCTATAAGAAAAAAATAAATGATGGTGGTGGAACTAGAATGATAGAAAAAGATGACACTTTTAATCCTCCGGAAGAAATGCTTGAGGAAGGAAATTTTGAAAAAATTGAAAAGACTATAGATGTATGGTATGATGGTGTGATGGTTATGGGTACAAACATTATACTTAAATGGGAACTAGCTAAAAATATGGTTAGACCTAAATCTTCATCTCAACACGCTATGCCTAATTATGTGGCATCAGCACCAAGAATGTATAAAGGTGTTATTGAATCTTTAGTTAGACGTATGATACCATTTGCGGACTTGATACAAATGACTCATTTAAAACTTCAACAAGTAATAGCGAGAGTTGTTCCTGACGGAGTTTATATAGACGCCGATGGTTTAAATGAAGTTGACTTAGGTACTGGAGCAGCTTATAATCCAGAAGATGCACTAAGACTATACTTTCAAACGGGTAGTGTTATAGGTAGAAGTTATACGCAAGAAGGTGAATATAATCAAGGAAGAGTTCCAATACAACAGCTTACAAGTAATTCAGGAGCTTCTAAAACACAAATGCTTATTTCTAATTATAATCATTACTTAGACATGATTCGTTCTGTAACAGGATTAAACGAAGCACGAGATGGATCAACACCTAACTCAGATGCGTTAGTTGGTGTACAGAAATTAGCGGCATTAAGTTCAAACACAGCTACCCGACATATATTAGACGGAAGTCTTTACATATATCGTACGTTAGCAGAAGCGTTAACGTATAGGGTTGCTGATATTTTAGAGTATTCTGATTTTAAAGAAGACTTTATAAATAAAATAGGGAAATATAATGTTAGCATATTGGGTGAAATATCTGATTTATACATATATGACTTTGGGGTATTTATAGAACTTTCTCCAGATGAAGAGCAGAAGGCAATGTTGGAGCAAAACATTCAAATGGCTTTATCTAAAGGAGATATTAATTTAGAAGACGCTATAGATATTAGAGAGATTAAAAACCTAAAACTTGCTAATCAACTTTTAAAAGTTAAGCGTAAGTCAAAGCAAGAGCAAGACGAAAAAAGAGAAATGCAAAAGCAATCTATGATGGCTCAACAGCAACTTAAGTCACAAGAGATGGCGGCTCAAGTAGCAATGCAGACAATACAACTTGAGACTCAAGGTAAATTAGAATATAAGCAAGGAGAAGTTCAGTTAGAAATTGAGCGCAATAAAGCTGAGGCTCAATTAAAAAGTCAACTAATGCAACAAGAGTTTAATTATAACCTGCAGCTACGTGGTATGGATGGTATGGCTCTTTCTCAAAGAGAAGAATCTAGAGACAAAGGCAAGAGCGAAAGAATAAGTCAGCAAAACACAGAGCAGTCTAAATTAATAACACAAAGGAAAAACAATCTACCGCCTCAAAATTTTGAGTCTAACGAAGATAGTTTAGATGGCTTTGATTTAGCTGAGTTTGAGCCTAGATAATAGCCAAAAACGTGTTTATATTTTATATAACTTTGTAATTAATAAAATCAAATCTAAATCAAATGGAAATTAAAGTACGTGAAATGACTGATGTTCAAGAAAAATCAGTACAAGAAGTGGAGCAAGAATTGTTAGAAAAACATGAAGCCCAACAAGAATTAAAGTTTGAAGATCAACCAACAGAAGAATCAAACAAAAAAGAAGAGCCTATTGAGGCTGCAAAAGATACAGCTGAAACATCGGATACAGCTGAGATAGAAGAAAAATCTTCTGAATTAAAAGAAGAAGACGTTCTTTCATTTATTGGAGACAGATATGGTAAGCAAATTAATTCTATAGATGAATTGATTAATGCAAGAGAAGAGGCGCCAGAGATGCCTGAAGATATTGCAGCTTACTTTAAATATAAAAAAGAAACAGGAAGAAGCATAGAGGATTTTGTAAAATTACAACGAGACTACTCAAATGCTAATCCTGACTCTTTGGTAAAAGAGTATTTGACAATTACAGAGGAAGGTTTAGATCCTGAAGACATTGATTCCTTAATGGAAGATTATGTTTATGATGAGGAACTAGATGAAGAATCAGTAATCAAAAAGACTAAGTTAGCAAAGAAAAAAATTATTGCTAAAGCAAAAAGGTTTTTTAAAGAACAGCAAGAACAATACAAGCTACCTCTTGAGTCAAGAGATAACTCGTTCAGCGATTCTGAGGAATACCAATCTTATAAGCAATATGTGAATACGGCAAAAAGCCAACAGGAAGAAGCGACACGCAAGAGCGAATGGTTTGTTAAAAAAAGTGATGAATTATTTGACAGTGAATTTAAAGGTTTTAAGTTCAATTTAGATAACAGCGAAATATACTTTAACCCTGGGAATGCATCTGAATTAAAGAAGGCACAAGAATCACCAATGAATTTTGTAAATAAATACATTGATGATAATGGACTTTTGAATAATGCAGAAGGATACCATAAAGCTTTAGCTATGGCTATGAATCCAGAAAAATTTGCTCAGTTTTTTTATGAGCAAGGAAAATCTAGTGCTACTGAAGATGTGATGCGTAAAACAAAGAATATAAATATGACAGAGCGTTCAACACCAGAGGTTAGTTCTAAAGGAGGATTCCAGGTTAGATCAGTTACATCGCCTTCGAGCAATGGGCTAAAAATTAAAAGTATAAAAAGAACTTAATATTAATTAAAAATTTATAATCATGGCAGGACAAGTAAAAGCCGCACCAACGTTTGCGCTAACGCCGAGTTCCGAGAGAACTCCCACAGCTCAAAACTATTTAACTAACGCAGATTTCAATTGGTTAAATCAATATTTACCAGACACTTACGAAAAAGAATTTGAGCGTTATGGTAACAGAACAATCTCTTCATTCCTACGTATGGTAGGTGCTGAGATGCCTACTAACTCTGACCTTATTAAATGGGCAGAACAAGGTAGATTACATACTAAATATACACAAGTAGGATCTGCTGTTTCAGCGGCAGCAAATCAAGTTATATTTCAAGTAAATGATGTGCTAGACCCAGCAAATGCTAATCAAGTAATTAGAGTTGGACAAACATTAGTTATTGTAAAAAATGACGGATCAGGATCTAACAAAGCTGTTGTTAGTGCAGTAACTGCAAGAGCAGCTGGTAATGGTCAAGGTCAATTCACAGCAGATTTTTACGAAGCAGCTGGATTTACTGGTGGAACAGCATTAGGTAATGCAGATGTTACAGTATTTATTTATGGATCTGAATTCAGAAAAGGAACTGCAGGAATGCAAGGTTCTCTTGAAGCTAATGACTTCATCTTTGACAACAAGCCTATTATCATTAAAGATACTTACAATGTATCTGGATCTGACATGGCTCAAATCGGATGGATTGAAATTACTACTGAAGACGGCGGGACAGGATACCTATGGTATCTAAAATCTGAGCATGAAACAAGACTACGTTTTGATGATTTCTTAGAAACAGCAATGATTGAAGCAGTACCTGCAGAACAAGGATCTGGAGCAGATACTATCTTAGGAGGTACTAACGCAGGAGCAGGAGAAACAGGAGCTGGATCAGACGGTATATTCTACTCTGTACAACAAAGAGGAAATATTTGGGATGGTGGAAACCCTCAAGTGTTAGCTGACTTTGACAATGTAATTAGTCGTTTAGACAAGCAGGGAGCAATTGAAGAAAACGTATTATTCGTTGACCGTCAATTTGCTTTTGATATTGATGATATGTTAGCTGCACAAAACTCTTACGGAGCAGGTGGTACTTCATATGGTCTTTTTGACAATGACGAAGAGATGGCGTTAAACTTAGGTTTCTCAGGATTCCGTAGAGGTTATGACTTCTATAA